GAATATTGGTTCAATGCCAGCAGAGCATCCAGCTAGAAGGCTAATTGTTCCAGTTGGGGCAATTGACAAAAGTGCATTATTGCGCCGTCCGTTAAAGTCTCCAGTTGTCCCTGGCCCCTTCTCTTCCATAAGCAACTTGCTTGTGTATTCTGCAGTGGCGTACAATGTGCTACCTACTACCTCTGCAAAGTCAATTGCTCTCTCGCTGCCATAGACAATTCCCATTTTAATTAATGCGTCTGCGTATCCCATAATGCCAAGGCCAATTGACCTGTTTTCAAGCGACCACTCACGCGTTTCCTCTGTCGGGAAATTATTTAGGGTTATCATGTTGTCAAGGAATCTAACAGCAATCCCAATCACCCTCCGAAACTCGTCAATATCAAACAGCCCGTCTTCGCCAACAAACTCTGAAAGATTTATACTGCCAAGGCAACAACTGCCGTTGGGCGGGAGAGGCTGTTCGCCACAAGGATTGGTTGCCGTTATAGACTCTGGATCGTATTTTGTGCGACTCCTAATTGTGTCTATAAATAGTACCCCTGGCTCTCCGTTACCCCATGCACCTGACGCGATCTTGTGCATAAGGTATTCCTCTTGGCTAATTTCCCCTTCGTCCATTGGCGTCGCTTTTGCATCGTTGTATGCCCACATAAATGAATCTGGAATTAGTACGCTTATGTTAAAGTTCGACAAATATGTTTCCGCAGCAGCCGCCAGGGTTTCACTTTTGAGCAATTCCTTTGCCACGCTATCTGGATCGGTTGTTATTAAGCGTAAGTTGAGTAGCTCTTTTATAGAGTTTTTTGGTGACTTTTTTGGTGACTTTGCATCAATAAAATCTGTTATATCTTTATGATAAATCGACATAGTTGCCATACACGCAGCGTCACGGAACCCGCCCTGCGTCATAGTCCTCATATCATATGAGAACGTTTTCCAGAATCCTACTGGACCTCCAGCAATACCGTGCGTAGAACCACTCACAGGCGTTCCAGCCGCACGAAGCTTTGAAAGTCCAATCCCCCAGCCTCCGCCAGCTTTTGTGATAGCCATAGCATCTGCTTTGGCCTTTGTTATTGAATCAAGATTGTCTTCTATGCCAAGTACAAAACAGGCATATAGTCCACCGTCAGCTATCGCTCATAATAGCATAAAAGTGATCCACCCAATCTTGTGGTGACTCCTCTGCTGCCGCGATTGCATTTGCAACCCTGTGCAACAGCTCCTCTGGTGTCTTTTCTGTTCCTCTATAGTACCGCTTTTGCAAAATATTTTTTGCTATATCACTACTTGCGAACTTCATTTATACCACCCTTTGATCCCCTGTCTGTATTTGTGTCTATATTCCCTGTGTACAAAATTGGAGTATGAAGTGTGAGGGTTGGTACTAGCTGTGCTATATAGTCTCCAGGGGCGATAGTTATAGTCTCTTCAGTTGTGTTGTGTATTTTTACCTTGATCTGGCCGCGATACCCTGCGTCTATAACGCCAGCTAATACAGCGTAGTCAGAACGGCTCCTGGGCCATAGGAGTCCACCGATACCAGTAACCTCTATGCCCAAGAGTTTCTTTATGAGGAATCGATGTATTGATCCAAAAATAGGGAATTCAAAGCGAAGGCCGCTGTCAACAACGGCTATTTCGTTAGGGGCTATTGCAATACCAACCGCTGACGGAATATCTATGCCAAGGTCTGTATCTCTATCTTTCACTGGCCCATATCCAGGGCCATCGAATTGGTGTTCTGTGTCTCTATCATATCTCAAAATCATTCTAATTGCCAACGCATCCCTTATATTTATCTCTTGTTATGTTTGTTTTTATGCTGTTAGTTCTATCATACAGCAAAGAAAACAAATTAGAATTATCAAATATAATTGTTACTGCAACTGGACCTTCCATATTGTGTCTAATCGCAGTGTTATAATCAACGTCTATTACTCTATTCCGACTTAGCCCAAGTTGGTAGTGATTCCTTGCAACAACATCTATAGCCAAGTATGGGCCATCTATTGTTCCGTCGGGCCATAGTATATGTATGTCCCTGCCTTTGTCACCGTTTCTATATACAGCAACGGCACCAATGTAGCCATTCTCAGAAAGCCACGCCTTATAATCCTTTGGCTTTCCGATTAGTCCTAGTGTTGCCGCTGTCCTTTCCATTGTAGATTTAGAGTAATATGCAGCACAACCATTTAGTGCTGGATTCTCTGTATAGTCTTTCCATGCTACATCTGACGTTGCCGTTATCGGAACAGCTATGTTAACGATACACAGCACAACATTTAAGAACCACATAGGCTTACCCCCCCAATTTGTATTGGAACAGAATTAGCCCTGTTTCCAGGGCTATGTTTTTGTTAGGTAATGCCGCCTATCCAAAAAGTCTCCAGCTTGCATCCCTGGGCAGACAGGCTTGGGCAGGATCAACTCAATCGCCTGCCCAAGCCATGCCCACAACCAAAATCTGAAAGGAGGTTTCAACGGACAGACAAGGAACCGACAAGCAAATCCCAAGGCCCGCCAAGCAGAGGGATTAGGATTCGAACCATCTAGGCTCCCATCTTCAAGCAATCCCTCTCTGCGTGTGGGTCTGTCGCCTGACTGACGACTATCCCCACACTGGTCATTATACGCAGAAACCTTAACTTTGTCAAGAATGATTCTTAACTTGTTACCATCTTGACAAACTTCTCCCTAAACATTTCTGGCACGTCTGTTTTGCCTGACACCTTGCCATGTCCAGAGAACCAATCAATGCCACGCTGATTCATCAGTATGAACCCATACGCAAGTCGTTTTATAGCTCTAAGATCATCTTCGGTAAAGTTGTCTTGGTTTGGCGCGACAAACTTGTTGTAGTCCAAATCTTCTAAGTCCCAATCCTCAAGTCCCATACGTTTCCAATCAATGGTTCCTGGTATTGGTGTTAACCGCTGAGATCTAGGTTCTACACCAAGCGATATGAGATATAGTAATGAATCCAGCATATCATCCTTTGTTTGGTACGGCAAGCCAATCATAAAGAAGCATCTTATTTGGCTCCTGTCGTAACCAAGCTCGTCAAGGATTTCAAGCGCATTTTTTAAGTCGTCTGCGTTTGTGTGTTGCGCTCTACCCATACGCTTGCGTTGTTCCAAAGAGATACTCTCAAACCCAAACGAGAACTCCACAAATCCAGCTTTGTGCATTAGAACTGCAGTCTCTTTGTCAAGGTCTTTTGCACTCATTCCGCCAGGTACACGCAGTTTTACACTTATGTCCCTTTTTATGATCTCTTTACATATTTGTTGTATGTGTGTTTCTTTGTTAGCCAATATGTTGTCATCGCCAATCCACACTTCCTTGAATCCTTTTTTAATCAAGAACTCAATCTCGTCAACGACGTAATCCGCAGGCATTTGCCTGATGCCCTTGCCAAAGATAAGGTGAGTAGCACAAAAAGTACAAGCCCTGTCGCAGCCATAACTTGTAAATAGGTATGCGAAGTTTTGTTTGTATGGCAACAGGGTTGGATCTGGCGGGTATTTCATAGCCTCTGGATGTTGTCCGACAAAAATTTCATCGGCGCCAGATTGTTTTGCGTGTTCTGGTGCTAGCGTAGCATAAATGCCGCCAAGCCGAACAAACGCACTCGGATACCACAATTTGTAGAACGCTACAGCGTCCCACACCGAACGATAATGATAGGTAAACATAGATGTGACATATATTTCCTCTGGTACAAAGTCCTTTTCTGGCATATCTGGATACCTAACATATCTAACATTATTACCAGTCGAATTAAGCCAGTTTGCTATTCTTAACAGTCCAACAAATTGATTGTTTGCACCCCACGATCTTGGGGGTTTTGGTTCTACCAATAAAACGTCCACAATCCACCCTTATAGTTCTAGTTTTAGTTGTTCTGGCGCGTCGTCCTTTTCTTTATATGCATCTAGTATTTTGTCTACGTCAGGGCCATATTTGTCTGCCATTTCTAGCCACCATGTAGCCCTGTTTAATCCAGCGTCTGCATAATCACTATTTATTTCTACGCTGACAACATCTTCCCATCCAGCAAGTGACGCGCCAATAGATTCGCTCATAACACCACCAAACGGGACAAGTATCCTGCGTGGGGCGTATTTATCTGGAGGGAGCAACAGTTTGCCTAGCCATACATTTACGGCAAGAGGTTTTATTGTAGGGTGATTAACTGGAGGCTCAATTCCAACCTTACGCTCATCTCCCAAGGACTTTTTGCCGTACATGACGCTTGACTGTCTCATTGTACCCGAATCGTCATAAAACGTCAAGAAATAGTCTTTGTCTGGAAATGTGAGGACATTACATGAAGGGTGGCACTCTGTCTTTGTACAAAGAGGGTGATGAACAACAATAAAGTTAGTAGGCCACTTGCCGCCAGAATATTTTGTTGCCTCAATGTGAAATGCGCCAGAGCCATACTTCCTTATAGAGTCAGTCCACTTTCCTTCGTATGGGTTTTGGAATAAAATGATAGGTTCTACCGCAGGCCTTAATGCTTGGATACCGTATCTGTACTCCCACCAGTCTAATGCTTCATCTGTCGCTGGTTTTGTTACATAATGATCTTTATCCCAACGCTCTCCAGACTTTTGATAGCCATAAGTCGCCGTACTTTTTTCGATAATCTCTCGCTCGTCGTATACGCCTGCCTCTTTATCTATGATTGTGTCGATGTGTTTCGCTTTATGCAGGCCTGTGGCATATGTCCAACAAAAAATAGTGGGGTGAATGATAAATCCAGCATCTTCAATTGCAACGGCAATCCTATGCCATGTTCTAGGACCACCATATGTCATCCCAAATGCACCAGGAAGCATATGTTCCTTCATTAGCGCCCACGTGTTGGGATTCGTGCTTACTCCCGTTGCGTCCCACTCTTTATCAAGGAATCCGTACTCATATGGGCTGTCTGTTAGCAACGCATGGAACTTTTCGCCAGAGTATGTTTTACACCAATTGGAAATATCGTCGTTGTATATTTTTATACTTGCCATTGTTCGCTTTCTGGAGACCAGTTGTTTTTCCAGCGCCAAATTGACAGGCAAGCAAGAAACACGTTAAAATAACGACTAATATCTTCATGGCTTTGTACTTCTACCGCCTTGCCGTCTTTTGGAATCCTAATTATAGCAACTTTGTTTACATCTTCGGCATCCTCTTCTGTAATGGCGTGGGCATATGCAGCACACTGCAAAAAGTATTCTGGATAAATTGCCTTGCTTGTTTTAAGGTCTCCAACAACCAATTCTCCTTTTACTCTCATAAGAATGTCAACGGTGCCAGAATACATAAAGCGCCTAGAGAAAAGCCTGCGCTCGCTTGCCACATACTGAATATCTTGCGTTGATTCCCACTCTAGGAATGATGTTACAGCTGCAAGCACGGGTGGATATTCTGGCATATCTGGCTCTGGTATTTGAAGTATTTTTGCCTTTATGTGCCTCTCTATCCAGTCGTGTGCGTCAGAACCTATATTTAATGCCTTTTGAGAGATTCTAAACCTGGATTCTTTTGCGTCTTGTAGAATTGTACTTATTTGCTCTTTGGTATAATTTGTATCTGGAAGCCATCTGTCTTTCAGATATTTTACTGTTTCGTTTACGGCCCAAGGAATAAGTGCTGGCTTATCAATAACGCCTACTATCCCTGTTACGCTTGGAACAATTATACCATTGGCGGCATATAGGTGTTGTATAGGATCATACACCATTACAACTTTCCCGCCATACATACCCTGATCTGTCATAATGGCCTCCTAAAACATCTTTAACTGTGTCACTCTTTGCTCTAGCGGATTAAGAGAAAACAACTTCTCAACCCTGTCGTCTTTTGATCCATCTGCTGTACTCAAGTCAGTTTTTGTACTCATTTCAAGGACGCAGGTAAAGTCAGAAGGCGCGTTATATTCTGACACTATTACATCGTGTCCTTGGCTGCTAAGCTCTCTAACACGATCCCAAAATTCGTCATGGCTAAATGTCGGATGAAAGTCATATTTTGTTGTTCCCTCATAAGGGGGGTCACAGTAGATTAATAGCTTGCTGCGTGGTGGCTGGCGCGTCATAAAGTCGCAGGTGAAAAACTTAACGTCTTTTATGTATGATACGGCACGTAGCACACTTCTTGATCCCTCAGCGGCATAGTTTCTGTCAGAGTTTGGATCTCTTGCGTATCCACCAAACCATTTTCCGCCCCACGATGTAGCAAATCCGACAAATGCTACAAGTTCTGGAGGGTATTTATCCATATTGTTTTTTATATCGTCGTACTCTTCGTTAGTAACAATTTCTGGTGGAACCCAACCGCCAATTGCGGCTCTCCACATGGCAATAAGATATGGGTTTATATCACTAGCATATCTAACAGATGCGTGAACCCGCCGAAGTACCCATGCGGCACCAACAAATGGTTCCCAATACCATTGTCCATCCTTTATGACAGAATTTATATAACTAGAAATGTTACCAGCAGTTCTAAACTTTCCACCTAAATACTTCACGTAATCTCCAATCAGCTGTTTTTGAAAGTCCCCCTGGTAGGATTCGAACCTACACCGTCGCGATCTTAAATCGTGCGCCTCTGCCAAGTTGGGCCACAGGGGGACAATTGCTTGTTATTCGGCACTATATATCAATGATCCGTTGTCCATATACTTATTTGGATCAAGGGACGCAATAAAGTTTAGGATTGCTGTTTCCAGTGTAGTCTCTGTAATTTCCTCTGCCCAATCGCAGGTATTACACACGACATAGATTCCTCCAAATGCGTCATCATAGTCTAGGTCAAGCGGCGAATCACATTTTGGACACAACATTTTAGCCTCCTTATGGCTTTTTTACAGGAATTAGAGTACCATCTTTGTTAAAAAAGTCCTCTTGTTTTAATTCGGCTACAACCTCATTTACCCTGTTCCCAAGGTAATTGTATAACTTAGAACCATACATATCAACAACATAAATATCACAGTCCTGACAGGCTAGCAGTACGTCAGAATTGTAGCCAAGGAATACCTCTAGTTTTCCACTACAGTTTGGACAAATCATAATTATTTCCTTTGCACGTTAGCGGCAAGGAGAGTGCCGCCGACCTCTACGCCAGTCGCGAACGTGTACATACCCTTCCAGTCTCTAATAAACTCTTTCACTGCCCTGCCAGCAAGATCGGTTAACACGTTATTGTTTTCTAAAACGTCCTCTAGCCACGGCGAGTTTGATTCTACCTCAAATGCTATCGATACTTTTGTCATCCAATACCCCTTGGATCTAGTTGTTCTAATATTGCAATTGCCCTGTCTGCGTCCACTACATTTAATCCATATTCAAACTGTGGGCGTACACAATATTGTCCAGAAGGACAAGCGTCTAATTGATCGTCTATTATGACAAATGGATCATATATGCCATCACCATACTCTTGTTCAAGCCATGACATAATTTCCCATCGCCTTTCGTACTCAGGCCAATCTGGTGTAATGCCTATTATATCACCAGTTGTTCCCCACTGTTTCAGTATTAGGGTTATTTTTTGCAAGCCATAGTGTTTCCATGATGACGATACGACAATTTTCGCACCAGTGGTGTCCGTTATCCTATTAAGCTCTGCTATACACTTCGGATCGGCTGTATTTTTTGATGCATACCTTTGATTGATAAGGACACCATCTATGTCAAGGAAAACCACTTTCATTTTTGCAAAAACCTTGTTGTAACTGTGTCAAGCTCCTTGATAGCCAACAAGACACCCTTAAATGCCTCCGCAACCTCTGGTCGCAAGTTTGGTCCAACGTCTGCGGTATCCATTTTTATATCTTGAAACAATGTGTGACAAAGCATATTCATCCTAAAGTCACCCTTCTCAAAATCTGCCATAACATAGTTCCTTTACTGGTACGATAGCGCAGACATTATGTCTTTTGCGCGATCCCTTAGCGATCTTGACATTCCAAGGGCTACTATCAATTTGTCCTCTAGGCTTCTTATACGATGCTCGGCTGAGTACGCAGGCTCAAGGTCTGCCTTTTTCTCTTTGCCAAGTTCTACCACGTTGTCGAATGTGAGGATAGTGGCATTTAGTGTCTCTACTATCTCGTCTGCCATTTGTAGGATATGTATTGTCTTTAATTCCTTTAGCTCGTTTTCTTCACTGGTCACTGTCTTTTGTCCTTTCTATTTCTCGTTCAATATACCATATTGCCTTATGGAGATCTTGTTCCTGATCTACACCTGGCTTTAGTCCTGCTCGCCACAAATGCTTTATAGCGGCACCAACATTAAACGTCATATATTCAATTATGTCTATACACTCAACACCAGAAGGGTGCGAGTTGTAATGTTTTGGGTGATCAACGAAATTATAGCTCATAACTATCCTAACTAAACCAGAACATTGGCATCATTGGGTTAAGAGAGTTTGTGTGGAGTACAAATGCGCCAGCAAGTGGACCAGAAGCCTCAACCGTTTCTGGAAGCATATCTTCTGTAGCCCAACCGTTTATGTATGCTACCATGTTGTCAAGGTCTACTGGTATTAGAATGTATGTAGTGTTTATATGTCTCTCTGCAGGCCTGACACACAAGCTATAGAAGTATGGGTCTTTACTGTACCGCATACGAGTAGCTTTGAAGTCTATGCCAGCGCCAGGAACATCGCTACCACCATCCCCACGTTTAGGATCAAGGTCAACGAACCAACGGCTTAATTTGTAAGGGTGATAGCCACCGAAAAGGAATTTGGTCCCTAAGATATTCCCTAGCTGGCCCGTGATTTGATCCTCTCGGAACTTACGCACCCTCTCTTCCATGTCTGCTCTTATGTGACCAGCCCCAAGGAATGGAACCTTGTCCCCAACAGCTTTTGCGAATTTGAGTTCTGCCTCTGTTATAGGTACTTGTATTACTTTCATGATAATGGAGCTGAAGGGAGTCGAACCCTTGACCTCCGCAGTGCAAGTGCGGCGCTCTCCCAACTGAGCTACAGCCCCAAGGCTTTTGTCGTGGCTACGCCACGCGCTGCTTACGCTGCGCGGTATATTTTTTTGTTTTGCAACTGTAACCAGTCGCACTCCCCCCTGCTGACAAAACAGGAGGGAGTTAGCAAGGCACCTATAATAAATACTAGGGCGATCCAGGTCGTTACGTGAGTGGGTAATTCTCACTAATTTACTCTACCTTGCTACTCCTGGCCGAAGCCAACGGACGGGATTTGTGCTATGCGGTTCTCGCACCATTACACTCTGGATTTTTAACCCTTCTGAATTGATAACGCTGACCAGATCAGCGTCGGTATATAGCCAGATCAACCGACTCCGCTTATAGCGGCAACCTCTACGCGCTTTCGCGCTGCCTGGGACTTATGGCTCTGCGTCCGTATGTATTGACATACTGGCTTTTGTCATTGTGTTTTTTATTTTGTTGTCGTCCATTATACGCAAAAAGTACCATTTTGTCCAAAGTTTGTGATCTCAACAAAAATCGCCAGAATGTCATTTACCGAGTGGATACCAAACCTGTTTCCCTAGCTTTGTTGCTGTCAACACGACTGGATCGCCCTTGTCAAATGCCATTACCGCATCAGATGATTCTACCATAAACCTCATGTAATCGCCCTTCGACGACGATGTTACCGTTATCTCTTTCGCCACATTTAGAGACTCTGGCTCAAACCCCATATCTGGCGAAAACATTTGTACTGAGATTCCGACTATTGATGCCATCGATGCTATTTTTATACCAGGAGCGGTATATCCAGTAAGGATAATTAGTTCGTCGCCGTACTTTTTAAGCGCAGAGCGCAAAGCCTTTTCAAGTACATCCTGTCGCTCTGCTGTCCATTTTATGGCTGATACCAATATTTTCCTGCTCATCGTGGCACCCCTTGTTTGGTTATATACCATTATACGCGAATTATGGGCGTTTGTCAAAAACACACTCGCAGGTTTACTTGACTTTATAAATTCGATTTGTTATAATACTATCACAATGACAGAAGAAATTAGTCTTGTACAAGTCGGCGATGATGAGCGAATGCCATCGGAGTTGATGATAGATTGGGTTTCGTTATCAGAGGGGCTGCCTAGCAATTGGGGTGACTGGATGCCTTTTCTGGCATTTGGTGTTCCATATGTCCAGATAGCAAACATTTTTGGGATAGATAAAAGCACAATAACACACGCCCTAAACGGGAATAAGGACTTTGCACGTAGGGTGTCACAGGCTAGGAAGATGGTTAAGCGCCAACTTCACTATGTTTGGTTAGACCAAAAAGCGGTTATGGCCTGGAAAAATCTTGATTATTACCTTACGCTTGATCCGTTTGAGAAAGATGAAGATGAACATTATGTGATTAAGACAGCGGCGGAGCGGCGCATGATGTTCCAGGAAAAGGCAAAGATGACAAGGTTTGTGCTGCAACAGCTTGGATTGCATATACAGAGACACGAAGTTATACATCATACGCCACAGCCGATGTTTATGGGCGACGAAACGCTCGCTCAATATGTTGTTGACAGGGTAAAAGATCTTGTAAAGGGCGATGAGGAGCGTGACATAGATATTCTCGCTGCTGAGTATCGTTATGTAGAGGGCGCTGGAGAGCAGGACTACGAAGATATGACGCCTATGGAAGACGAGATTGAATCTGAAGCTCCGTATGATAGGAAGAGTCCAGAGAGTGGCTTCGCATAACGATTTGGAGTTTGCAAGACAAATAGCAGACGTAGCCGAGAAATCTCCGTTTGTGTGGGCCGTGAGTTATATTGCGCTTCCAAAAGGTGTTACCTGGACGTTTGAGGACAGGAAGTGGCAAATAGGCATAATGGAGGATTTGCACCCACGCCAGGTTGGAAGGAAACCTACGCAGATTGGGTGGACTACTGTTGGAACAATAAAGGCGTTGTGGTTTATAGCCATGCGTAATTCAAGGGCTATGTACACGTTGCCAAGAAGGGATGACGTTACTGACTATGTTGCAACAACCCTTGATCCGATTATAGAGAATAGCGATTATCTTTCTGGCAGGATGGGTCGTACAAATAATGCCCGTATGAAGAGGATAGGTGACTCGTTCTATCACGTTATGGAGGCGTCTGTTACTCCGCGTATGTTGCCTGTAGACATCCTAATTAACGACGAAGTAGATATGTCTGACCAGGACAACATAGAACAGTTTATCGCTCGTCTTGACGCTTCAAAGTATAAATACCATTACCAGTTCTCTACACCTACGGTTGCTGGATATGGCATTGACGCAGCTTATGAAAGGTCTGACAGAAGAGTTTGGCTTGTTACTTGTAGTAAGTGCAATTCTGACCAAGAGCTAGATTGGGAGGATCAGCTTATAGTTCCAGACCGTAAGGGCGAGCCATACTTGGCGTGTATACATTGTAGAGAAGAACTTAGGAAAGAGGATATAGTCAATGGTCAGTGGGTTGTGACTAATCCTGGATCTGAGGTTCATGGATACCACGTGTCACACCTTATGCTTCCTTACACAAGGCCGCTAGATATGCTTGTGCAAGAATCAAAGGTGATGGACACTAAGACGTTTTACAATCTTAGGCTTGGAAAACCTTGGAGGCCAATTGGCGGCTCAATGCCTTCATCGCTATTCCGCGATCATGCATTTACGAGTGGTCACAATTCACAGAGCCATAAAGAGAAGGGATATAGGTATTTTTTGGGCGCTGACCAGGGTAATGAAGTGCATGTTATGGTTGGGAGGGTCCCAATCGGCGGAGATAGGCTTGAGGTAGTTTATGCAGAGCATATCCAGCCAAGACCTGGAGAGGATCAGTTTGAGAGGCTTGGCGCGATTGTTAGGATGTTTGATATAGACTTCGGCGTTTGTGACGCAAACCCGAATAGGCAGAGCATTTACAATTTGTGTAAAGACTTGCATGGGAAATTAGGTGCGGCTGATATAGGCACATATAATTATCCGTTTAGATGGAGTGGCTTTAATGGATCAGCCGCGTATAAAATAACATGCAGTCGTACAGACATACTAGATGGCGTTCGCGACGATGTTGCCAATGACAAAATTCAGTTTTGGGGCAATTGGGACAATCGGCCAAAGGTGCTTCGTGATGTTATCAATCAATGCGGCAACCTAAAACGCGACACGACGACAAAGAAGTTGCAGTCTGGTGGCGAGACAGTTGTTGGCGTTTGGAGGAAATCTGGCGCAGACCACTTCGCCTTTGCCCTTGCGCTATTGAGGCTTGCGGCTGTCATATCGCCTAACAGTACAAAGTTTGATTTCGCCGTTGTTGGTGGTGATACCCCTGTAGAGGGTGACGTTGACCAGGAAGGGCGACGAATAGAGAAAAGTAAAATTTGGGAGAACTCTTTTTACTATGTTAAAGACGATGGTGAAAAAGTACCTATTGGATCTGGCTTCTACTAGCGATTTTCTTGAGCTTGTTGCTGTAGGACTAATGGGAACGGAAATATTTTATACATTTGTGCGTGACGAGATTCTTACTGCATTTACTACTGAAAGCGTAAAAGAGATTGTAAGGAAAGAGATTGCCGCTGCTGTATCGCAGCAAATGAGCAAGGTTTTGATAGCCGTTGGGGATAATGACATCCTTATTATTCCAAGCGACGGTGTTAGCGGAAGGGACTTTGAGCGCCTTGCGGCTATGATGCCTCCGTCAAAAAACATTGGTATTATATCCGCTGACGACGTAAAAATTCTAAGGCTGACGTAGCATGACAGCAGACGTTAGCTTGTGCATGGTAACGTACAACAAGCTTCCGTTTTTGAAAAGGTCTATTGAGGCTGTATTGAATAGCCTTGACAGCGAGAAGCTATATGAGTTTATTATCTTTGACAATGCCAGCGACGATGGGACTGCTGAGTGGTTATCTTTGCTCTCCCATGTTTGTCCTGAGAATGTAAAGCTAGAGATTGTTACTGGCGATCAGAATTATGGGTTAAATGCATACGGGATGATTGTTCCAAAAACTACTGCGGAGATAGTTGTTACGGTTGATGATGATATATTTGACATAGCTCCGCCAATGTGGGAAGAACTTTTTGAACGTGTTCTATTTAACAAGTTTAATGGAAGGCAGTTTGGGTATGTTAGCACGGACACAATGAACGCGGATGGCGGAAGATACAATGGCAGTCCAATAGGGTACGCTAATCTAGGAGAGCTAACCGTAGAGATTGGGCCTGCTGGCGGGTGGTTTGCTGCTACTACTCAAGATGTTATAGAGGATGTTGGTGGATTCCATACAGGGAAGGGCGCGATGCACCTTGAGGATTTGGACTTTCAAACCCGTGTATGGAACAAGGGGTTTCTTGTTGGTACACTCATGAATATCAGTGTGTTACACGCAAGGTCTCCAAGGTATTACAAAGAACTAGGTCGGGAGGACACGTATATAGAGAAAATGCGATTAGCCTCATTAGAAGGGATCACTTTGGAGCCAATCGCTTGACAATATAGTCTAAAGAGGGTAGAATACGAACATGAGTGTAAGAATTTTCATTAACGAAGGAACTGTTGGCAAGGCAAGCGTTTCTCAAGTAACTTCGCGGTTGCCTAGAACTGGTGTCGGAAGAAGTACAAGGGAAGAGGAAATCCTTGACTTAATGGATGCCGTTGCCGTTGTTCCATTCCTAAGCGCCTCTGGTGCAGTTGTTGGTCGCGGTGTTGTAGGCCCAGGCTTCGACATCGTAGAAGCCGAACTCAACAGTGGTGGCTCGGAGAGGAAGAGAAAGAGGATTCTTGACTTCTTTAATTACGTTAGTCCGACGCAGAAGAATGTAAAAGATATTTTTAGCCCATTGGCTAAAATGTACACGACTGCGTTTGCGTTTAGGATTTTTGGACACGCGGCTTGGCAGCTTGTGCGAGAAAAGCGAACTGGCGCTGTACTTGGTTTTGACTTAATTCCTGGCGTCATAAAGCCAAACGTAGAGTCTGATGGAACATTTAAATCTCCCGCTTATATACAATACCTTAGAGTGGGCGGAGTAGAAACAACGTCTGAATTTAACAATCCAGACGATGTTGTGTTTTTTGCTGTTCCAGATTATAGTGGCGGCGTATACATGGCAGAACTGTTGTCTCTGGCAGAGTATACACTCCCAAGCGAGATATATGCTGCTATGGCGTATAGATCACTGCACGAGAACAGGGATGCGCCATATTCTGGTTTTTGGTATACCCCCAACGATATTGACGACGATACCTTCGCTAGATTCGTCGCTATGGTAAACGCAAAATATACTGGCTCGCAAAACTATGGTCGCAACCCTATTATTATGAAGGGTGAGGGCGGCTTTAAGTCAATTTCGTCTACACGCGATGATGCGCCGTATGTTGAGGGGCGCGAGTTAAACAGAAACGAAATATCAGCATCGACTGGAGTACCTGGCGCTAAGTACGGAATTGATACTAGCGCCGACATGAAAGAACTTAGGCGTGAGTTTTACGAGTCAACCCTGCGGCCAGTCATGTCGCTTCTTGAGGAATCGATATACACAAATATATGTATTCGGCTTTTTGATGCGCCAGAGTGGAAACTTAGATTTAGGCGTCCTGACTTTACAACGGCTGTTGAAGATGCGTCAATAGAGTTGCGCCGTATCCAATGGGGCCAATGGTCTCCGAACGAAGCTAGAGCCTCACGCGGCGAGCTTCCAAGAGATGGTGGAGACTATTATCTTGTGCCTAAAAATATGGATATGGTCGGAGCTGACGGGAAACCTGGAAGGCCTGAGAATCAACCAGTAAATGACGACGAAGGGAATATGGAGCCTTCTGAGGAAGATCCAGTCCCAGGAACAGAACCTCCTATACAACCACAGGTCGATGAGTCTGCGGTAATTGCCGAGATTAGAAAGTGGCGTAAGTTTGCTTTACGAGTTGCAGGCGGGAAAAGGTTTAGGCGCGACTTTGTGCCTAGTGAATCAATTCCTATTGAGGTTTGTAATTTTATCTCTGCCTCTCTTTCTGAAATAGGTAACGACAAAGACCTTGTTGCAGACTTCTTTGATGGGTTGATAGAGGAGATGATGTCGCTATGGTAGATACCTATGATCTGAGGTTAACACTTCAATCTATAACCCTTGCGGTAATGATTTTTAGTGCGTTAGCTGTTGCTTGGTTTAGGATAAAGTATAAGTATATTCCACGGTCGTTTTGGGGTATATGCGCCCTGATAATTCACGTGATATTGTTTTATACATTAGTGATTCTATCAGAGGTAGGTGTGTTTAATGTAATCGAATTTGCGAAGGAAACTTTTAACTGTCAGGTGCTTACATTTGGCACGTGGTCCTCCGCAATTAGGCTGCAAACTGCAATAGAGATATTTCTAATGATCGGTACAGTTGTGCGGAGGCAATCATGGATCAACTCGGCGCTGAGATAATTGTTCCTATCATTATTGCGGTTGTGGCGTCTATTCCTGGAATCCTTAGCTTTATAAGAATGTTAAGAAAAGATAAGGTTGAGGGGGTAGCTATAATTAGTAGCGCGGAGAAGAATGACGCAGATGCGACAAATATATTTGTAACCGCTGCTACAACCCTGCTTGATCCACTTATGGCTAAAATAGAAAGGCTAGAGAAGAGGGACATAGAGAGAGAGCAGGTTCTCAACGATGTTTCAAAGCGATTAGCTATTGTAGAAAGGAACAATATGCTACTGTGTGACGGTGTTCGCAGGCTTATCTTGCAAATAAAGAGCATGGGGGCCGTACCCGTGTTTGAAATAGACGAATCTATATGCGATGAAATATCAAAGAATAGTAAAGTTAATGCTGGTCATTTGACATAGCTAGATAATGTGTGGTATAAATAGGAGGTAATAGGTAATGTTTGATTGGTCTAGTGGAGAGTTAGGATATAGAGTTTCTAGCTTTCCTGACGATACAGCTGCTATAGATTTTATACTAGACTCGCTGATCGTTAAAAAGATATATGCTTCGTGGGATGAATCTATCAATGGCGAGCTAGTAGACTACGGCGGAGGCGTTAGAGCTATTACTGCCAAGATGCTAGTTATTGCTGGTGAGGATTTTCTTATGGGCATTAAGAATATCGGGCAAGTACGTGCTGCGCAAATATTGGAGGATGTTAAATCTACCTTGGCGGAGGTTCCATATGCCAGCGGTGTATAGTGATATAGAATCGAAGCCGTTGACATCTGTGGTTTGTAAATGTTTGCGCTGTGGTGCTGTTGTACATGGGGAATTGCTAGTTCGCGTGTTTTGTAAAGAATGCGTCGATGCGATGATAAAAGATGCCAGAGACAACAGAAAATTATCACAGGATTCCAGTGAGTAGTGGTCACAGTGACCACTCCATCAAAACAATTACAGTTAGTGCGTCGAAGGGGATTAAAGCTCTTTATTGTACTGACTGTAAGGAAATCATCACGTATTTGTTTGATGTAGATAAATGGACAATGGATGAAGCTAAAGAGTGGGTTGAGAACCACAAAAAGGAATTTGAGGACTGGTCTGAGTTGGCTATAACAAAGGGAGTCATTCCTTTTCACAGCTATCCAAAAGCAAGTGATGGAACAGCCTGGGATGGCCCTGGCGAAGTTTCTAAGGCAGAAGTGTCTGATTTAAAAAAGATGTGTACGTGGTACGATTCTGGAAATCCAGACGTTAAGTCGTCGTACAAGCTTCCACATCATAAAGCAGATGGATATGCGACTGTTTGGAACGGAGTCAAGGCTGCTATGTCTAGGCTATATCAAAGCAATACAAAAATTCCTGACTCTGACAGGAAAGCGTGCTATAATCATCTTGCAAGGCATTATAAGGAATTTAGCAAAGAGCCGCCAGAATGGGGCAAGGAATATTCTAATGATGAGTTGCAAGTTTTGTTTGGTGATGGTGATATGAGAAATTTGGACAGGCGCACTAAGGACTTTATTGGTTCGCAGGTGCGATACAAATCTTATGGGACATTCTTGCCGAAGGGTGTTGAGGACGGTTCCTCTGACGAATTGTATGTTCGTGGGTTTTTCACCGATGATAAAGAAGACGTTGTTGGTGATATAATTACCAAAGAGGCAACCGACGAAGCGATAGAGCGTTGGAGAAAATGGGGCAATATCAGGACAATGCACGACTATCCTTCTGGCAGGGCCGTAAAGATCGGCGAGACTGATGGGCTTGACTGGAACGAGATTGTAACCGTTCCAGTTGATAAAAATACAAGAGAGCTTATTGAGGGCGGGGTGCTAAAGGCTTATTCTGTTGGGATTATCCCACGAAAGTATGAGCTTAACCAGGCGGCTATTGAGGCCGCAGGGGAGGATGCAGATCCTTGGTTTTTCCCGCTTATCATACATTCTTACGATATGGTAGAAATCTCTTATGTAGATCACCCAGCAAACTACGCCGCTACCATTCAAGAGATTGGTAGCCAAAAGTTTAAGGAGATGTCCCACAGGACTGTAATTTTTAAGAATAATGAAGTTATGGGGGATATTGACGATATGGATGAGATGGAAAAGAATGCTATTGAGCAAGAAGAGCTTGATAGCGATGATGAGGTTCTTGACAGCGTAGAGCAGCAAGATGCCGATCTGGAATCTGAGATTGAGGAAGAGGTAGCTGGCGAAGATGAGGTCGTCGAAGCTGATCCTGAGCCAGAGACAGATAAAGATGAGGTTGATGAAGAGGATGAGGTCGTGGAAAAGGAAGAGGACGAGACATTTGATGTTGCCTTGGCCGTAGGCGATATTAAGGGATCAATCTCTGGCCTTGAGGAACGCGTAACTCACCTAGCCGAATCTCTCGACAGTCTTGTGGACCGCGTTGTGGAAAGATTGCTTGATGCCATGACTGCCAGTTCTGAGGAACAGGCTAATGTGGCTGAAGAAGAAATTAATGAGACTAAACAGTTTGACAGTGACGCTTTTGTTGAAAAGATTACTGAGAAAGTTCTATCTGGGCTTGCCGACATTCTCGTACCAGAGGCAGCTCGTACCGCTAAGGTATACGTTGACTCTGACGGAAATGAGGTTACTCCAGAGACATCTGAACAAAAGACAAAGCGGTATCTGGAAATGACGCCTTCACAGCGTCGCACAAGGATGAAAGAAGTCCTTGAGAATACTTTTAATAAATAATAGGTGGTGTAAAAATGGATTATAAGTCTGAATTGAAAAAGGCACTTACCGCAAGTTCGTCAAGCGGAACCGCCCTTATTCCTGAAGACCTTGAACCTATGATCCGCGCCAACCTTCTTGAGCTTTCGCCGCTGACACGCATGGTGCCAGTCGTTCGCGCTGACGGGAATATCCACAGGGTAGTACGTCGGACTGCACACAACACTGGTGCATGGTTCGAAGGCGAAATGACGGATGCAAGCTATAATCAAAGTACATACGCCCGTAGGTCAGTAGAAGTAAAGATTCTGCGTACCCACGGTCAGGCGTCTGACTTCATGGTATCGGCTGCACGGTCATTCACAGATGTAATGGCTGACGAAATTGAATCGGCCACAGAAGGACTAGCGGACCTGTTTGAGTTTTCAACGATTTGGGGACACGGTGACGACCTGAGCTTCACTGGTGATGCCTATCAATATACTGGTCTTTATGGTTGGCTCTTGAGCGATGCTTCAAGCTCCAACGTAGTTGACGCAGATGGAACTATTACTTTGAGCGATCTGGACGACCTACTTGACATTACGATGAACAAGTACAGAAACGTCCGTGATATGCAGTATTTGTTCCTGATGTCTCCTCAAATGAATAGCAAGGTAACTGGCCTTCAAACATTGATTCGCCGTGCCGTGCAGACCATTACATTTGAGGGTGGTTTTGAAATGGAAACATACCGTGGTGTACCTATCCTGAAGAGTGGATTTGTGCGCCCCGCAGGGACCACAACTTCTCCTGCGGTTACAGCGGCACCAGCTGGTTCTGGTGGTGGTATTGCTCTTGCGACTGGAAACTATATGTATAAGATCGCAAGTATTACCCTTTACGGCGAGCAAGTGGCTGGAACAGCAGACACAACCAACGCTGTAACGAACGGTACGCACGACACCGTTGATCTGACCTGGACGGCAGACGCTTCGGCAAAGCTGTACGCGATTTATCGCACAAACACAGACGATGCAGATGCAGATGCTAACTACGATCTGATTGACATTATCGCTGCAAAAACATATAACTCTGATGGTTCTGTCAACACAAGCGTTGCTGCTTACAGCGACACTGGCCTGACAGGGCTTTCAACAATTCACCCGATGGCAAGCGGTGACGAGACAATCTTCCTGGTTGGCCTTGGACAGCGCCAAGGGCTTTCCCGCCCTGTGCTGACGCCTACCGTTGGCGAACCGATGGACTCTCTGGTGAATTACGTTACGTTGTCTGAGACAACGGACAGCCTGCAGTTTAGGCTGAAATCATATCATACCGTGCAAGTTCCGTGGGGTAATCTTCACGGAGCGATTCGCCGTGTGACTGTAGCATAAACGATAGTTTACTTGTTGTGCCTCCTATCCTAGAAAGCGCCCACCCACCTGTAGGTGGGTGGGCCTTTTGGATGTTGGCTGAAGGACAACCAATATGAGTAAATTGACATTACATTTTCAACAAATACCGTCGTTTGCGGAGTCATTTGTTAGAGATTCTGGTGTATCGTATGTAAAAATGATCGATCCTCCAGAGGCAAATATGTTCCCTGGTACGCGCATTATCGGCAGGACGTATATGGTAGACGGAGATGCAAATGCCCTTGTTGCAAAGGGAGCGGCTGGCGCAAGAGAATGGTTTAACCATTGGTTGCCCATATACGAATCGCGTCCGTACATATACGCGTGGGAATCACCAAACGAGCCACAGCCGATGTGGGAGTATTGGTTTAGAGTCGCCCTTAAAGAGTTCTTGATTGAATGGGCAAGGCTGATGAGGGATCATGGCTGGAAGACTGTTGGTGGTTGCTTTGGGGTTGGGTGGCCTAATGTAGATGAGGCGAAAGATGTTGGCGCTGGACTACAGGCTTGTGACTTTATAGGTATTCATGAATATAGTGCGCCTGCTATGTGGGATGGTGAGTCGTGGTATTGTCTGCGCTATCGTAGAACAATTAATGAGTTGAGAAACGCTGGTTTTACAATTAAGCCAGTTATGATAACAGAGTGTGGCATTGATGGCGGAGTCATTGATGATGCACACGCCAGGACTGGATGGAAAACATTTTGCACGGCTGGTGGTGAGGATCAGTACCTTGAGCAACTAAAGTGGTATGATTCTGAACTTATGAAGGACAGTTATGTAGAAACAGCAACGATCTTTATAGCTGGGCCTAATGCAGACTGGATGGACTTTGAGGTTACGCCTACGTTGGCAAGTAAACTTGCAGCTTATATTGCAAGCACTGCAAATCCAGAGCCAGTTGATAAGGCGAAGGGTATAGACGTTAGCAAGTACCAAGGAGACATTAATTGGGATCTTGTAAAGGCTGACGGATATGACTTTGTTATGATACGGGCGTCAGGCCCGAACGACGACAGGACAGCGGTTGTTCCAGATCCGAAATTTCCATCTAACTATGATGGTGCTGGAAGTGTAGGTATGCTTCGCATGGCATACCACGGTATGCAGGACGTATTTGAGGGGCAGTCAAAGATATTTGTTGATAGCGTTGGTGGTCGCCTGCTAGAGTTGGGGTATGCCAGCGACCTTGAAATACTAAGTATCCCTGACGAAAAATGTGACAGGCACCTGCAAAAGGTTGATGAATTAGTAGCCGAATTGCTAGGTGTACCAGTTAGTAGGAGTACAAAGGTATACACAAGCCCTAATTTTATGTCTGCGCACTCAACATATTGGGCAGAGGATCGTGACCTGTGGCTTGCCCATTGGACTACAGAGGATAACATTATAATCCCTAAGCCCTGGAACGATTGGGAGTTTTGGCAATATGGCGTTGGTGATGCAGGGACAGTAGACGGAATAACAACAAGGATTGACCTTGATGTTTATAATGGAACTCGCAAAGAGTTGTTTGACAAGTATAAACCAGAAAATGGAGTTGAAGATATGATAGAAGTAGTAGATCTGAATGGGAACCCAATTGAGAATGGGTGGGCTGATGCTGTTTCCCGTGGAGCGCGACTGTTTGAGGCGACTCCGCCAGAGGGAGCGACAGTGTGGCGCGTAAAAAGGCTTATTCTTGATACTGGCGGAAGTATGGCGTTCAGGATGTATGCAAAAGACGAGAATGGCGCTGCGATTCCTGGCGTTGCAATTTTTGAGGGCTGGAAAGATCCAGTAGAGGCATTTAAGCTTCCCGCTGACGCGGCCCCAAGAATGTCTGAGGATTATTGGGGACAACCTAAAGATCTTGATGGCTCAACACTTCCGAATACAGTATTTAAGCTAAACGATCAGTTTACTAACCAGGACGGGTTTTTGGAATGGCTTTGGGGACCAGGGGAGTTTGTTAACGCCAATGAGATCGTGCATTGGGGTTGGGTAATGCCTGGAGATAACAAGGACTATTCTGATGTGTTTGTTATCCCTGGATGGTGGGCCGAACACATTAAGTATTGGGTTGAATTTGAGAAAAGCGTTGGCACCGACGATGGTGGCGGCGAAACGCCAGGTGATGGAGATTATAGCGAATTGCTAGATCGGATTGCAGTGGCGGTTGAATATATGGCTGCACATTGGCCTTATAAATAGACATAGGGGCTTGACCGAATAGCTCTATTATGGTAAGATAGCAATAACGAATCCCTAACAAGGGATGCATATGGAGGAATTTAGATGGCTGCAACAGTTACGATTAGAGTAAATACTGGAGCTAGCGCGGGTACACAATCTGGCGCAGTAAGCGGTATTGATTTTATTAGTGCTGACAATGCCACAAACTCTACCACAAATAGGCAGACATATCCGATTACCGCTGGCGGGAGGTCATATGAAAAGTGGCTAACTGCAAGGGTAGACGTAGCGCCTGACAACTATGTGAATAACTTCCAGTGGTGGGGTGATGGCGGAGTACAGCAATCGACCGCTTTGTATATCGGGAAGACTGCAGCTGGCGTAACTCCAACAAACTCTGACAGTTCGGTTGCGACGAATGACTGGACAGGCTACTTGACAGGATCAAGATTTGCTTGGCACGCAACTAACCTAACAGGTGTTGGAAGTGTTACTGACTTTGCTGTATTCCAGCTTGACGTTAACTCTGACGCGACTCCAGGGAACTGGACGCAAGAAACGCTTAACTATAGCTTTGACGAAGCATAAACAATATAGGATTTGGAGGCACAATGAGTAATGTAATTCTCGTTGCTGGCACAGGCCGATCAGGCACATCGGCAGTTGCTGGCGTGTTGCATAAACTTGGCGTTCATATGGGCGATGAGTTTGTTGATGCAACACACGCGAATAAGTATGGGACGTTTGAGGAATTAGAGTTCTTTGTAACGATACGCTCGTCTGGTATTAACTTCGACGAGTGGCTTGACGATTATATAATGCGTCGTTCTGACGGGCATGAATATTGGGGCATTAAAGATCCGATGCTGACAAGGGCATTCCCTGTTGTTGCGTCGCATCTTAACAATGTTAAAGTAATCATAGCTCGGCGCGAAGAGGTTCCGTCGGTGAACTCTTATTTGTACGCGTATCATAGCAAGGTAAATATTGCCAGGGATTGGTATTCTACATGGGATACAATCTTGGCAGAGTCTCTTGATGGGTATCAAGGCGAAGTTTTATTTATCGACTATGATGATATGATTGAGAACCCGTTGCGCGAAGTGGACAGAATTGTGAAATTTGTGTACGGGGACTCTGTTGTGGAGATAGCGGAGGACGCCGATGCGTTTCATGAAGCCGTTACACATATCAGGACAGACGGAAGGCATTTTGACCGTGATGGCAAGTGGATTCGCAAGGTGTCTGCGCCCAAGCAAGATTGGGGGAATATTGCCGTTGGCGTCAGGATCGCCAAGTCTCCAGAGTATCATTTTTTTACTAGTTGGACAAAACTTCTTACTGGTGGAATGAGGAAGAACGACACTGTACTTATGCCAATTGGCTGGATGCCTGCTCATTGGGCAGCAAATGCATTGGCTAGAGATTTTCTGAGGACAGACAAAGACAGTCTGTTGATGATCGACGACGATATGGTTTTTGAGCAGGATGCTCTTGAGTTACTAAGATCAAATCCAGATACAATGAAGTACGATATTGTATTCGGGTTTTGTACGCATAGGACTTGGCCTCCGCGACCAGTTGTTATGAGGACGCAAGAGAAACAGCCTCCGTTGCCGTATAGCCTTATGGGTGAAACATTTGATTATGTGCATAAGGAGATTTCTGACGGGGCAATTATAGACGTGAGTGGAGTTGGGCTTGCGTTTACGTTCGTCTTACTTCAGTTACGGGCAAGGTATGGAATCTGACGACATACCATTTTCTAGAAGAGCCAGAGAGCTAGGATACAAGATGGCGGTTGACACAAATGTGAAGATTGGTCATATTGGGCAAACAGTATTTGGCTGGGGGGAATACCTTAAATGGAAGGCCTCATTGAAGTCAGCGACGACTGTTGAGTTTGAGGCTGACGAGCTAGAAAGGGTAATAAAAGAGGCGATGCCTTATTTGGATGAGAATAAAGTTGCCGCACAGAATATACTAAAATGGATAGGGGCCGATGATGAATAAGTTCAGGTACGATGTTATTATCATTAATGGCGAAGAGAAAACGCGTATAGATTGGGGCAATCAGCCTGGATGGATAGAGGAGAACGCAGACAAGCTAGACAACGCTGATTCTTTATGGCTTGTTCCTAAAAGTGGTGACACTAATTTTCGCAACGTGTCTGTCAAATTGGGTGATGGGAAGCGATGGATATTGTTCAGTAGGGTTTTTGGTCGCAGCAATTCTGGATTAAATAAGCAAGTTCGGCTTTACGCAATTGGTTGGCAAAAGACAATCGGCGGAGTAAACCAGAAGAGCTTAATGTGGATATATCCTAGTGGCGAGATGGAGCTAGGCGAGAATCCAACATACGTTAATGTGTTCTTGGATATGTTGTAGGAGGACTGATGGATGGGGATAACGATA